TTGACTTACGGATCTCATATATCAAAAATTCAGTGGCAGCATAAAGACACGCCCATGCAATAGCTGAATCAATCTCATTGTTTTCAAAGTCTGAAGCCTCAGAGCAGAGCATCGCCATTGCATCACATTTGAAATCTCCATGAAGTCGTAATCCTTCAGCATATTGAGTAACCGCCCAATCTTCTAGTCCTAGTAAATCATCAGAATCGGGAGTAAGAGCATTTCCATGAATCCCCCCGGCCATTGCCCAAAGGGTCCAGTTCTCACGTGAGGTTTTATAACAAGGTCTTGCGATATTAAAGCACCAATTATAACCTCCACAACCGCATGTCATTTTGTTATTATAAGGACTTCCGACAGGAGAATAAACAAAGTAATAGTTTCCGTTTAGTTCCAGGTCAATCGGGGTGATAGTGGTTAAATGAGGTTTGCCTGCTACTGAACTTATAGGAATTGTATGAAGTAGATCAAAATCATCGTAAATCAAAAGATTTACATTCTCAGTTTTATTCAGGTTTAAAGTTACACCTCTTAAAGTAAAAACACCCCCACGAATATCTGAATAGAATCGCATCCCATGATAATTGTAATGCTGAAGTACCTGGGTAAATCTTCGATGACCAATCTCACCGGTGAACTTCTCTCTACGATATTCATTGTACTTCATCAGTTCAAGAAAGATGTCATTCTTAAACTTATTGATGCCGTTTGTACGAGCTCGATCCATCATTTCCCAGATGTCATCTTTGCCACCAACGGAATCCAGTATCCTTAGGCTGAAAAGAAGTTCATCCATGAAAAGACCGGACTTTGAAACGGCATAGGAATCATCCCAATTGTCAACACAAGTATCTTCTGATCTTGCCAGACCAAAAATATCATCATAACAAGAATTTGCACTCATCTATATAATTATTAAAAGGTTACTTGCCTTTCTTACTGCCTTTTTTCTTTGCCAGAAACTTAGCAAGTCCAGGATTAAGTTTTTTCTTCTTTCCTGTACTTTTCTTGGCTGCTGTTTTACCAACTTTTGTTTTTTTGTTTTTAACCATTGCCACAAATTTCTTGCGGGCTGCAATCTGTTTCGCGCTTGCCATAATTTCTAGTTTTTAATGTTTATGTTTTGATAATTGTGCAAACTTTACTTTTCCGTATTTTCTTCTACCGATCCAAGCGGCTAAAGCTGGACTCATTCCTTTTTTTGTAAGGCTTTTAAATCTTTTCCCACTTCCTAACTTCGGTTTTCGTGCCATAGTCTTAAAATTAAAAGGGTACAAGACAAAATTAATTGAATGTACCCTTTTTTTAGTAAACTTTATGTTAGTTTAATTACACACACTCAAATGCTAAAATCCCCGTGTTGGTTTCAGAACATGGTGTCGGGTTAACAGCGAACAACCCATGAGCCTGAAGTTTGTAAGCGGTATAATAGTCATTATTTGTACAACCTCTCTCAGTGAAGATGTCATAATATATCCCAGGAAGGTTCCTTGATGCCTCACTCCATGCCATGCGATCTGCTGTCAACTTAACAGCATTAGCGGCTCCAACGGGATACCATGCTTTGTTAAGAATGGCAACGGCAGTCTTGTGAATCAGGAATGTATAATGAGCTGCAATAACCTCAATGTTTTCAGGATCGAGATACATGCGGTTACGAAGATCGCCCATCTTTGCAACATTACCCTTACCATCAGCGTTCTGAAGTTCTGCAAGTCTGTTATAGATCAATTGAAATAGGTTATCGCCTGATATGCCATAAGGTGAGCGGAATTTATTACCTCTGGCTACTCTTGCGAAATAACCCCAGATGTTATCATTCCACGATGCGGCAGGGAAGGTGGTTACATGGGCTCCAACTGTTCCTGGCAAACCCGTGAATACGTTTGTACCTGCATATAAAAGAAGTGCGGCATCAACAGCCTGGGCCAGAGCTTCGTCAAGAGCTTTCTTACGTATTTCCATGTTATAAGCCACAGACTTCTGAGCATCAATGGTTCTGTCCCTATAAACACGGTCAAACACTTTAAAAGCCAGCTCTCCTAAACATGAAAGTTCATACTCCTTACATACAGGAGATGCATCATCCCCATCAATCGAACAATCATCAGAACAAGCCTCAACTACCAGATCACAGACCTGAAGCCACTCAAGAGAAACGGTATAGTTTTTAGTTGTACTTTGAAGAGGTGCAAGATTAACTTGCTGATTTTCGAGAACAGCTCTTGCCGATTCAGCAGAGGCAATGAAGTCAATATTTTTTATCGGATCGGTCCACAACTCATCGGCCATAGCCTGGACGGTTGCAAGATATCCACAGTCAATACTAGCAATTTCACTCATGATAATAGTTTTACGTTTAGACAATTTTAGCTGCAACAGCTAAGTTTTTAATTTCAATCCTTTCTTTTGAAGTTAAACTATTGTCTCGCATCATATTGACGTAATCATCTTTATCTTTTGGCTTTCTGACTTTTGGACCTGATTGAGTTTTTTTCTGTTCCTCGGTTAAACCGGAAGAACTTCTCTCTTCGGCTTTCTTAAAGTCAAAATATGTATCGGCAATGTTTTTAATATGAGAAGCGAATGTCACCGGGTATCCTTTTTCGTCCATCGATAACGTGCCGTCATCTTTCAGAACGGAATAACCGTCATTTCCTTTTTGATACTTTTGTTTCTTAACTTCTGCAATAAAAACGTCTTTTAAAGCCTTGGCCTTTTTTGCATCTTCAGGAAGAATAGGATTAAGGTTTTCAAACTCAGCAAGAGCAGCAGATTCAACCTCTTTAAAAAGATTGTTCTGATTTATCTCGTTTTCTTTTGCTAAAAGTTTGTCCTCATATTCTTTTGCAAGTGCCTTTTTCTCCTTTGAATGCGTGTTAATGAGCTTTATCACTTCCGGGTTTTTCATTATATCCTCAGGTGTTGCTCCTTTTACATCAGCGATCTTAGTCTCTACAACGTGATCAAACAATTCAACTCCGATCAAATCAGATTCAACTTCGTATTTCTCTTTAATTGCTTTTTCCAGTTTCTCGGCTCCTTCTTTGAGTCCGCGATTGTACTGGTTGTTTTTATCAGTTGTTAATTTAGATATCCTTCCGGTATCTTTCTGATCGATTAAAGAAAAGTCAGTTAATTCTCCGGCCTCGTTGTAAAGGCTAGCCACTTCCTCAGGGGTCAATTTAAAGGCTTTGACCACAAATGCCTCAAATGCTTGCGGATTAATTATCTTATCCATTTACTTTTTTAGTTTTGGTTTTTATCTCTGGTGGTTTGATGACCGGAACTTCTTTGAGCTTACGTTCCTTAATCTCAGTTACATTGAATCGTTTCTCAAGTCCTTTCTCGATTATCTGATTCCATGTTTCATCTGAGATAATCTGAATCTTACCTGTTTTCTTGGAAACTATCTCTTTCATTTCTTTGATTTTGATTTAACAGGGACTTTCCGTGTTTTCTTTTCGGTAAGTTTTTCAACTGATTCCATCAAAGATGGTGCTAATTCTGCTGGTTTCTTTTCTTCATCACCAGGATAAACTGTCTCTTTAAGTTTAATGGCATGATCTCCGGTTATCTCAGGAGGCTTCTTGGTTTTAGTTCCGATCTCGGAAGGTCTTTTCGCTTCAGCAAGTTCAGACCATCCCATCTGTTGAACTGCTATCTTTGCAGCTGCATCGCCGACTGTTCGTTTTTCATTACCCTTTACGATTGTTTTCATAATTGCAAATTTATAACTAATTTTATAATTAAATGATAAATATCATGTATTTTTTCATATTGTCTCTTTTAGGTCTGGTCTTAAACTGAATGCAAGTTCGTCTGAAATGTACCCTAACATATGCCGGCAATTATAACCTCCACGATCAACTAAAGGCGTATATCCGGGGTAATCCATGTATCCAGGATGACTATTATCTTTCTGTTTAACAACATATCCCGGAGGATATACGCCCATTGATGGGACCCAGTTAACCCATTCAGCCGCTTCTTCTTTTGAATATACATTGTTGTTATGAGCTGCACAGAAATCACGTGAATCTTTAATTAATCCGCCCTGATAAATGAAATAGTTCATATCAAACTCCTGAGCTAAAGTTGAATTATAAGCGGCATCATATTGCTGGTAAAGATCATAACCGTATCTCTGGAATTGTTTCTCAAGTGCGCCAGTCTGTATTGTATCACCGTTTTTATCAATATGCGGAACTCCCTTAACAAGATCAGTCAACCCGCTAATAAAATCCTTTGTATCAATCTGTCCAGTAACTGATTTAGCAATATAGTTCTTTATCTGAGTGCCTAATGTCTGATCTTTGAGAAACGATTCAAGATAACCACCCCGGACCAGCTGACCACCATCCAGACCAATACGGATATTCATTTTTTTTGTTGTTGCATCAACGATTTTATCAAATCGCTTAACTAAATCATCAGTTAAGGCAACTGTAAAATAACTCTTCCCTAAATTAACCAGACCATTAGTAACCCCTGACATCTGATTAGCAATTAAAGATGATGACATGTTTGTAAAATCCTTATAGACTTTATCCATGTCACCAAGAAGCTGATAATTATGAGTTGAATCGGTTATTAACCCGTCTTTTATATCGAGTTGAGGAACAATCTCGGCAATGACCTTATCAAGTAAATCAGACTGAAGTTTAATGACGGTTTTTTCTAACCGATCTCTATGCTGATCAATAAAATCCTGTTTCCTAGAAATTATGTCTGATATTCTATGAGGGATTTTCATTTTTATTAGATTCAATTAATTGCTTTGACCTTAGTTCTTCTTTTCGCTTCTGTTCTGTAATTTGAGATTGATTCAATTTTGAATAGTAATACTTAGTATTTGCACCACAACACTTTTTTGCTTTCTTCCCGCTACCGCAACGGCAAGGATCATTTGGATTTGTTTTTAATCTTCTTAAAGGGAATCCATTACCCTTAATTATTGTCACACGTATTTTTTTCATGCTTTCAATGATTCGTTAAACTCTTTCTGAATGCGGTAATATGTAACTATTGAACTTTCGATATTAAAATCATCCTCACAGATAAACTTGAAATAATTATAAAGAGCTTTTTCAAGTGAAATAGCCGGGATCAGGCCACGTTGACCATTAACATGAAAAAACATTCCCAGGTCTGCAAAGTTCCTGCGGTAAATCTTATGAATCAACTTATCTGATTGTTTCTGTACTGGCATTATATATCTCTTGATCTTATCATTGTTCCATTTGAATACGTAAATCGCTTTTGGACTATCCTGTTTTGTTTTATTAGAGTCCTACTTCCGATATGATCAACCTCAATAGAACAAATTAAAGCATGTTTAATTCCATTCTTTTTTAACTGATCAGCATAAGCATTGTCTGAAAACCAGAATTGATGCTTTTCGCTTAAGGTTCCTAT